ACAGAACCACCACCTCCTCCAGAATAATATGTTGCAGTACCAGAGATAGAGTATTCTAAACCAATACCACCATTTGCTGACCCATCAGTTGCTCCCGCAAATCCAGCAGCCCCAGCACCACCGCCTCCACCTGCATTCGCAGGATTTCCATTACCACCTGGAAATCCATATCCAGAAGGTCCTTGTATTGAAATTGCGCCAGATGTATATGTTGAACCGCCACCACCGCCAGATCCACCTTGTTTAGCTGGTGCAACTATGGGAGGACCACCTGGAGATCCACCGCCACCACCTATTCCAGTAGCAGTTGCAAATGTTGAATTTGTTCCGTTGGCTGCGGCTCCCCAAGGAGATAATCCACCAGAACCTGCTGCACCTACTGTGATTTGATATGTTGATCCTGGTGTGACTGATAGTGCTGAATTATAAACTAAACCGCCGGCGCCGCCTCCTCCACCATATGAGTTATCTCCTGATCCACCTCCGCCGCCTCCGCCAACAATTAAAGCTTCAACTTCGGTTACACCTTCAGCAATGGTTAGATTACCTGATGTGGTAAAGGTATGGACTGTGTTTGTTGATGATTGAGTATATTTGAGAATAACGATACCTGAGCCGCCGGCGCCACCAGAACCATAAGATGCACCAGTAACACCGCCGCCGCCGCCACCGCCTCCACGATTTGTTGTTCCAGGATCACCAGCAGCAAATGCATTTTTACCATTTCCTCCACCACCAGGCCCTCCTGTTCCAGCAGTTCCACCGTCAGCAGTTCCACCGCCGCCGCCGCCAGAATAAAGTATTGGAGATCCAGTAATTGATGATTCTAAACCCGAACCACCATTTCCTCCTACTGTTGCTGTTCCATTTATTCCAGAAGTGTTTGCACCTCCTCCTCCACCGCCACCATAATTAGGTCCACTTGATGATCCGCTTCCACCATCATTACCTTGCGAAGGTGAAACAACAGGTGTGTTTCCTGTTCCGCCAGATCCACCATTTCTTCCTCCACCACCAGAACCACCATTGAACCCAGGACTAGCACCAGGAGCATCTCCACCACCGCCACCACCACCAGAAGATGTGATTGTATCAAATACCGAATTCGTTCCATTTGACCCGCTATCGATTGTTACAGCAGGACCACCTGTACCCCCAGCACCAACCGTAATCGTATAGTTGTTACCTCCTGTTACAGGATATCCAGAACTATATCTAAATCCACCAGCACCACCGCCGCCACCATGAGTAGACCCTCCTCCACCGCCGCCAGCAACAATTAAATATTCCACTTCGGTTACATTATCTGGTGCAACCCATGTGTTTGATGAGGTATATTCTAAAATAACATTAGAACTTGTACCAAGGCCTATTGTTACTGTAGATAATCCTACCGGATACTGATACCCTTTCGGTCTTCCAATTGTTCTTATACCCATAGTTTAAGCTACTTCAGATCCAAAGATATTAAATGCGACATTTGCTTTATTTGTATTTGCTCGAACAACATCTGCGGCATCAAGTGTAATACCAAGTGTGATACCAATTGAATCGGCAGCCGGTACAACACCACCACGAATGATGTATTGAGAGTTTGAATCAGCAGCACCGTCAGCAGCCACAGCAATCGAATACGATGCGTTCTCTGCGGTCTGATTACAAACGGTGATAGTTGAAATAACTGCTTGTGTTGCACCTGGGACAGTATAAACATCTGTCAGCGTATTTGGTGTTGGTGCAGATTGTCCTAAAATTTTATATGTGGTTGCCATGTGTTAGAGTCCTGCCAGTAGAAATGGGTTAAATCCTGTTTCAATTGATACATTGGCAGCGTATGTCAATCTGCCTTGTGCGTCTACCGTAAATGATGGTACTTGATCTGCACCACCATAATTGCCTAAAGAAACTGTGGTATCTGCAAGGTTGTTTGCTTGAACTGCACCACCAGCAATTGCAGCCGTTGTGACTGAATTGGCCTGAAGCATGTAATCTTGAATTGAATCTTCTTCAGGTACGAATTTAGAAATTGTATAATTACGATAAGTAACAATAATGTTACCAGTACCAGTTGGTGGTGCCTCAGTAAATGTAAGTGTATTTCCTGAGACAATATATGCAGTAAATGGATCTTGCTGAACATTTTCAACAAGAACTTCTAAATCTCTTGTTGTCGCAATCTCTCGATCAAGCGTAAAGTCAACGGTAAGATCATCACCATTAAATGATTGTGCGCTTGAAACAAAAACTTGCGTAGTAGGCGTTGAGCCAATATATGACATTAGGTGATCTCCAGAACCGATACAATTACATCAGAGTTTGCTGATGTTGAAACTGCAAGTGAGTCAGCAGCTTCAAGAACCAATTTTTGATCTCCACCGACTGGTACAAGAGCACCGCCAACTGCAATGACAGCTTCTCTGACCAAATAATAATCTGTTCCACCAGAGTGCAGAATGACATTTGCAGTAATTGGTGCTGTGACACGATTTGCAACTGTCATACCAATCACCGTAGCCTGAACACCAGTACCAGCAGTAAATACTACTGTGTTTGATGATACATTCGCCTGTGGATAATTTTTGAAGGTATTCGCCATTTATTTTTCCTTGATACTCTATTTATACTAAATCTATCCTAAAGCAATTGCAAACGCAAGTGAATCTGCCGTTGCTGCGTTAGCTGCAGCAAAAGCTGCGGTAACTGTATTTTGAATGATTAAATTACCAATCATGCCAGCGTGATTTTGACATTGATAAACATATGTATTTCCAATCAATTCAAACGGAACTTTCCAAATGAGTGTTCCACTTTCTTTTGCTTGGGCATCTGATCCTGTCGTGACCACACCAGTCGTTGAAACGTGTGTAAGACCTACATTATAAAGAGTTCCACCATCCGACTCACGAACCAAAAATGGATGACCAGATGCGTTAATATTAAAAGCAATTGTTTGACCAGGATGTAAATACAAATCTGGATTATCTCCTGTGTATTGATCAAACAGATAAGCTGAAGTACCACTATTTGTTACCGCAAGTGTCGTAACTCCAGTTTTTGTATTAGCATTTGCAGAGAAAGAAAACCCACTTGCGTAAATATTACCAGCAACATTTACATCATTAAAACCAATTTCATCGAGTGTGATGTTTCCCGTAACAGTAAGATCACCGTCAACAACCATATCGGTGTTGGCGTAGAATGTACCGCCTGTTCCATCAGTAAGATTATTTGCAACACCGATAAGTGATTGTGTGGCCACCAACCATTGCTGGAAGGTATTAGCGGTTGAAATCTGATTAATAGCCATTAGTGATTCCTAGATGCAATCTGACGCAACAATTCTTTTATCTCTTGAAATTCGTCTTTAATAACATTCATTTCTTCTTGTAAACTTTGAATTGAAACTTTGGTTTCTCGTTTTTCGATATGTTGCATCATCGCTGATCGGTTCGTATTGATGATTGCTCGTGACTGAGAATCACGAACCAGATCAGGATAATCTCTTACTTTTAGTTTCATATTAGGCCAATGCAATAATTCTTAATTCTTTACACTTAGGAATCTTAGTTCCATCATCAGACAAGAAGACGATCTTGAAGACAATTGCATCAAACTCTGGTAAATTGTCAACCAACTTTTCAACTTCTCTGAAGGAACCATCAAGAGTTGTTGGTAATGTCACATCAGTAATCTCAGTATATTCTTTGTTTTTCAGGTCAATTGTATCACCAACTTCACTAATCTTATAGTAGAACTTGATATTTGAACCTATTGGTCTTACAACATCAACAAAGAACTTAAATGTGGTACTTGGGTTGACAAAATCAACTTGTCTTGTGATGTATTTAGAGTATGCGGATCCATCAAATGGTGCTTCTTCTGCAATAAAGTTACGACCATTTGTAATTGTAAGTGATGTACCAGATGATATTGTTGTAACATTAACACCACTTAGATTATAAACAGCCACATTTGCACCAGAATCACGAACCTCAATGACACGATACTGAGCGTTACCAACAGCAGTATTTGATGTAATATTCAGATAAGTGCCTTGAACAATACCAGCAGCATTTGTAATATCAGTTGGATTAAGAAATGTGATGATACCTTGTGCATTTACAGTTGAAACTTGTGTGACAATGATGTTTGGTGTTGTATTACTTGCAATTGTTATAACGTCATTTGCAGAAGTAAAGTTAGAATTATCATATGTTGGGTTGTTGATAATATTCTTAACAAAAAGACCAGTTGTTGCTTCGGTATCAATGATCGGTGACAAAAATTCATTTTGTGTTATCATTTCAACTTTATGTAAGAAACTTACACTATTGGCCATCAACTGTTGTTGATTTGGTACACTTGCAAGTAATTTTGTTTCATCAAATTCAATTTCGCCTGGAGTAATGGTTTTATAAACACTTCCAAGAGTGTAATCAGAAGCTCTTGTCGTTTTAACTTTGTGAACGATAAATGTTCCTGAAGGTCTGAGTGTTGGAATAATTGGAACATAAGCGTCATAAACAACATCGTTGCTGATTATAACAGATTGATCAACAATTCTTGATATTGATGTTACGTTATCACTTACTGTTCCTGGTAGAGTAATCGTAAACGAATCAAGTGTTGTGTTTGCAATTACAAATGGCACACCTTCGAGAACGTCAGTTCCAATACCAACAATTGTAGATTCAGAGTTAGGCCCAGTTGTATTCTCTGTTGGTAGACCATTTAGTGTAATAAACGAACCAAAAGTTTGACCATGTTGTGGTGAATAAATTCTGACAACATTATTATTTGGAGAAACTTCAATTGAATTACCTTCAACTAATCTTTCAGCATACTGTCTTGTCGAAACAGTAAATTCAACAGCGCCAGTTACAGTCACATCAAATGAGGCACGATAAAGTGTAAATTTCAAATCTTGATATTGATCTGGTGTCCAAGTTGATGCGTTTTGTGATTTAAACAAAACACCAATATATGGTTGTTCTGAAATAATTGAATTTGTAAGCACATCTCTTTGACCAATCTGAGAAATCCAAACACGATATTTGGTTGTTTCGGCCAAAAGAACAAGTGCATACTCACCAGGTTCTAAGAAAATTGGCGCATCCCATGAGATTGATGTTGCAATAGAGCTATCACTTGATGTTGTAATTTCTGATGGATATACAACTCTATTTGACAAAGGAATAACAGTAGGGCCAGGAAGACCATTGACCATCTTTCGAAGTTCAATTCGCATTGGAATTGTTGTATCTTTCTCAAAGAAATACAGGTCAACTTTTGTGAGAAAAAGTCCACGGTCGACAAAGAATGATTGTGCCAATGGATCTTTTCCTGTACCAACACACCTTGGTGCTCCAGGTGAAAGAATTGCAATTGGTCTTGCTGAAGCAACAGTTGTGGTTGCTGATAACGCATCTGGATAGTAAACAACTGATGATGGCACAAAACCACTATTAACAGCCGAAATAGCGTAAGCTATTTGTTTTGCAGCTCTACGATTTGCCAAATTAGATTGTTCTGCTAAATTACCAATACCAATCGCATTTGAATCTATGTTAAATAATTGTTCACCAACAAGGCTTGCTCTGCCGCCAGGTTTGTTTGATAGTGCCTTTCTAGCACCACTCGTTAAAACAAAATCACTATCGGTGCCTTTTGTGTCCACTCTAAAACCAGAAGGTTGTGTTGGATCTACTACAATACCATTTGCTCTACCATGAAGAACCGTGCTTATCATATTATATAAAAGAGCAGCAGCCGCATTAGCACCAACTCCACCATCAGCAGTATCGCTTATGAGTGTAGCATCAATGTTGTATTCACCATCTAAAGGTGATGTACTTGATACTGTAGCAGCGGCTGCCACGGCCTCAATACTTGCAAATCCAGCCTTAGTTGCTGCTGTTGTTAAAGTTCCAAACCAATAACGTTTACCACCCTCATCAGCCAATCGTCCAAGACCATAACCGTAAATAATATCAATCAAATCTGGTTTTGAAATTGGAGTACCAACATCATTATTTGTAGGTGGATCAGGTGTCACAGCATCATTTATTACTGGTGGTGCAGTCGTAACAACTGTATCAGGCGGCGGTTCTGGTGGTGGCGGTGGAGGCGGTAATGTATCTTGTTCAATAATAGTTTTAAGAACTAGAGTGCCATTACGAGTTGATGTGTATTCATCACGAACAAACTGCACCTCACCACTTGCAGTAAAGATTGCTTCTGCAAGTGTATCAAAATTACTATCATTAACGGTTGAACTTGAAATTCTAAATGATTTTTCACCAATAGGTAAATTAAAAACATTAGCGTCATAATTAAATACACCATCAATTTTACCTGTAGTATCTGTAATAAGATTTACAGTTCTAAGTCCATTTGGCGTTTCAGAGCCTAAAACAGATGGTCCAACTCGCAGTAAAGCATTTTGAGTTGTAGGCACAGGAGTAAGTAGGTTGCTATTAACTGTGCAATAAGGTGTGACATTAATATTATCAAAATAAACGTAAACTCTTGTTCCAGGTTTTAATCCTTCGGCTCTAAATGCAATTGAAACACTTCGCATTTTTGGAGCAATTGATGTACTTACGACAACATCTTTTTCTACTCTTTTATTGACTTGTTCAACAACCTCAAATGACGTTCCTGTTCTCTCAATATTTAAACCACCAACATTTCTCCAAGAACCCCAATTCATTTCAAATAAACCTTTTGCTGCAGCTTGAGCAGCTAAATGGTCAAAATTGCCTTCTTCGTTTTGAAATATATCTGGTTTTCTTTGAATGTCAAACCATTTATCACTTGATGGTTCTAAAGTAATTATTCCAGACCAAGTAATGAGGCTAAATGGATTAATATTTTCTGTTGTACTTGCCTTTGAACTTTTAACATATTCAGTATCAGTATATGGTAAAGAAATAATACCAGATGGCCAATAAACATAATTATTTGCTGTTCGTGCAGAAAGTGTAGTCGGATTAGAAATATCTGTATTTGCAACAAACTCAATCAAATCATGTGACTGAGTTTTTGTGATTGGTCTAAGTTCTTTACGTTCTTCATCAATTGCAATACCATAATCCCGATTGAAAACATCTCCAACACCGTGACCAGAAAAATTATCTACAATAAAACCATTCTTAAACCTATCAAACCCATCACCGTCTTGAACTTGTAATGCCTCTGTTTCTCTTTCAAGAAGATTTAATAGAGTGTAATATTCAAGATTTTTAACCCTTGTTTCAATTTTACCAATATCACGCATTGTATATCGGCGATTGTCAATTTTTGTTACTTTGATATCATCTGCAACATCAAAAACATATGCATCCTGTTCAAGAACAAATAAAAGCATTGAATCATCAGGAGTAACAGGTCTTTGAGGAATTAAGGAGTCAGAACCTTGAACAACTCTAAGTTGACCATCACGATTTAATACAACAATATCTGTTCTTGGTAAAAAATATGAATAGTCAGTTACAACATCAGATGAAGGATCAATAAAGTCATTTACAACAGCTCCAGTACCAGTAAATCCAGTTCCAGCATCATTAATTCTTGGTCTGAAATCAAGACAATCTCTTAGTTGATAAATCTTACTTCCAGAATTGAAAGATGGAATGTCATCATATGAGATACCATATGAATCAACTGAAAAATAATCACCTGACCCATGAGTAAAGTAATTAAATGTTACACGAATTGGTCCTGTTGGTTTTGGTTGATTTGGTTTAAGCACAATTGATCCAACATCATAGTATGTTAATCTTTGACCCGTATCAACTGTATAACGATTTGTAATATCAATCGCACCGCTAGAACTATAAGGATTACCAAAATCAGCCGTAGACATAGAAATAGAAACAACATTTAGAACATCGGCTTTACTCAGAGAAATTGTTGTTGCCTGAGCTGTGTTTGCATTAATAAAGTCGATTGTTGTGTTTGCTTGAAGTGTCTTTGTTCTTTTTTGAGCAGCAGAATTTGTTTTTGCAATTGTAGTGATGACAGCAATATCTTCTGTCGCATAACCAGCACCAAGGCTTGTTAAATCAATTGTGATGTTTTTGCCTGTTGGTGAACCACCTCTTGTAATTACGCTAGTCGGAGAAACAATATTACCTGCGTGAGTACCGCTTTTAATAAAGATTGTGTAATTTGTTGTAGAAACACCAGCAAAAATTTCATCAGTACCAGCAGTAATTGTAACTGCGTTTGATGAAAGTGTTCTTGAATAGGTTCTTTTTACATCATAGATAGTTTCTAAATCTGTTGGGTCTACACTTCGAATGACTTGATTTGGCATTTCAAAAAGATGTGGTAAATGCTCTGTGTCATTGTAAACTACAGTATTTAAAAGTGCAAACACACCATTAACTGATGCCACAGCATTTGTATTTGCAGTTAACTGAATTGAACTGTTTACATTTCCAATACGAAACGTTTCACTATTAACAGTAATGAAATCTCCATTCTTTAATTCAGAAGTAAATCGTGTTGCAGTACCATTAATTATTGGTTGGCCACTTGTGAGAGAAACCGAGCCAGTAATTGCAGTAAGAGTTGGTACAATATCAGCAGTAAAATCACCATATCCAACATTATCTGCAAAAATTTGTTTTACGTCCCTTTCGAAAACATAACCTGTTTCCATTTGAACGTCAAATAACCAAAGACGATATTGTGCGTCTGAATTACCTGGTGTTCCAGAATAAAATTCAATACCTCTTACTTTTGCAGTACCAACGAGAGTACCATTTACTGTTCCACTTGAGGTGTTATATTCATTGTGAAGTGAAATTGTTGCTAAGTTTGCAATATCTGGAACAGAATGAACATTTGTAATATAAATGTAATTACCAATTGTGGTACTTACAACCGAATTATTTACATTAGCAAAATTTCTTGCTTTGTTACCCGTGATATATTTTGTTGAAACGCCTTGAATTTCATAGCCTTTAACATAGGCTTTTCCTGGAGAAATAAGACCTACGAATAAATCATCATTGCCGCCTTCAGAACTCAAAAAATAACCATCAAAAGAGATGTTTGAAGTTCTTAAGTGATTTTTAAGTTGAATACCATAAGGTCTTACTGTATAATCACCAGATTCATCAAATGTTCTTCGAGCAAGAGTTTCACCAAGAATACTATATTGTGGATCTAAATTATCTTTAATAATTTCACCATCTTCAAGACGAACTAATTCAATAAAATCTGGATCTTGATCAGCTGTAAAGGGAAGAGCACGATGAGAAAGATCCAGTGAAATTTTATAACGATCTGCACCAGGTGCGATAAAGTTACTTGCACCTACAGCTGGATCAAGAAGTGATGTGTCATTTATTGATCCAACAGTTGATTCTGTAACTTGAAATCCTAATACGATGTTATTTGCTTGTGTATACTTTGAAGCAATGTATCTTTGTGCATCGTGATAGGCAAAAACACCTCTTGTAAATACGGCACCTTCACCAACAGTAAAGAGTGTTCCAAATCCTGTTGCAGATGTATTTGCCAATTGTAATGATAAATTTCCAACATCATTTGTGATAACTTCATTATTTTGAAATCTTGTATTTGAAGCACCTGAAGTTGAATTTGAACTTAGATATTGAACATATAATGTTGGTGGATCACCAGTAGTTGTAGATGTAACCGTATCAACAACAATAGCAGTAACATTAGAGTTGGCACCAGTAATGACACGATTTACAAGTGTACTGATTGTAGAATCAGAAACATTGGTGCCAAAAGAAGATGTAAGTTTAACAAAAGCGTGTTTACGATCAACAGCAAAACCACCAGGAATTACAATTGAACCTTCTTTAAAAATACTTTGGCCAAAACGTTCAATTTGTTTTTGAATATTTGTTTGAATTTGTGTAAGTTCACGGGCTTGTACTGCACGACCTGGCCGAAATAAAATACGATAAAACTGTTTCGTTTCATCAAAATCATCATAGTACGGATTTACATTGTAATTAGTTGCCATTTTTTACCTTTAGAACTGTAATACAAATCGAATGTTTTCTGCTTGACCATCTTCTCTATCTGTTTTTTGTGCGTTTTCAACATATAAAATATCGCCAGTATAAGGTTCAAATTCTGGATCAATTGATGACACAACGGTTCTAGAAACACCAGAACTCGCACCAATTACAGTAAGACCTACAGAGAATGTACCTTGAATCTGAGTGAGTTTTATCTGAGTTGCCGACTGTGAGTAAACATAACCATATGCGGTTGCGTTATTTGCTGAAGTTCCTTGATAAACATATTCATCTAAGGTATATGAAGAACCTGGTGTAAGTGTTAATGTTCTCGCTTGTGAAATAACGGCGTTTGCAGTAGAATTGTTCGCTCTTGTTGCTTGACCGTATTTATGCGGATTACGGAGAAGACCAAATTGTCTGAAAGAAGTATCTACTGAGATAAGTCCACCCTCTGTAGAATCAATGTCACCAATTTTACTGGTAACCATAACTCTGGATGTCAATAAATCTTTTGCTGGATTAAAAGCATGGCCAAATTTTGGTGCAATAATACAGCGACCATTTGCACCAGAGCCAGATCCGTAAATGAAAACATTTGCAAAAGAATAACCAGTTCCAATTGTAGAAATGATTATTTTAGAAATTGAATCGTTTGCCAATGTTGCAGAACCAGCAGCATCTTGACCATCACCATCAAAGTATACTCTGGTTGTAATTGTTAAGTTGTTTCCAGATCCACCACCGTTTGCAATCGCAGCCGAAGATAGTGTAATTCTATTGTTTGGTGTATCAACTGTAGAAATATGTGCAGCTGTTGGTATACCTGTTCCTGTAACCGACATATTTGCAGCCACGTTTGTTGTGTTTGCAAGTACGAGAACTGTACAACCTGTCGTAAATGATGAAACAGTCACCACACTATGATAGTATCCAGAACCACCATTTTCAATTACAACAGTAGTTAACTCACCATCGACAACACCGATATCATCAAGATTATAATCAGAAAGTGTGGTCGCAGCATCAGCTCTTGTTGGAATTGGTTGCCAATCTGCCGTAAGAAACTTATTTGCAGGACGGATATTATATATGTACTTCCAAATATAACCGTCCGCAGTAGAAATTACACCGTTTGATGTTGTGTAATCACCTGTTGGTTCAATTGTAGAATTAGCTGAAGATGAATTTGATAAACATTTATAGACATTTCGATCTGAAGTGGTTACATAGAAGGCTTTAAGATTTTGTTCGGTATTACCAGAAATTAAATCTGTAAGCGCAATCGTGTCATCATATTGACGATATTTGGTGTTTGCGGTCCAATATACTCTTGGTATTACAAACTCTACGTCATTGGCCGTTACTCTTTTGGCACCAAACATATTGTCCCATACATCCTTTTCAGTAGCAATTGTTTCTACAATCGCATTTGGAGATGATTCATTTGCGTAAGGTGTATGATTTCCAATAAAAACATACTGAATTGCTGGAGAAATCGCCGAAAACGAATCTTTGAACAAGTCAGCGTTATTGAGTGAGATTTTCTCTGAAGTATAATTTAATGCCATAAACTTTATTTATGCGAGTAAAATGACGGTTTGTGACGATGCATTAGTTGTAAATGCATTAGAAACTGTCAAACTTGTATTACTTATGATATTATTGACGGTGCGAATCTCATTATTGACCACAATCTGAGTACCAATTGTTAGAATATTAAGAGTGTTTGCGATATTAAATCGTGTGTTTGTTCCTGTAACGGTTATAGATCCATTCGTAATATCTACCAAACCAGAGACAGATAAATCTCTTGCTGTGTTTGTCGTAACTGGTGCATCAATCGTTTTAATGATTGGAAACTCAGCATAGTTTTTAAATCCAGCAGGATGCAATAAACCTTTGAGTATTTCTTTGTATTTTGTAAACTCAACCGCAACCTCTGTGACATAGGTAAAATCAATATAGTAATCTAAACCTTGAACTTTTCGTTCAAAAGCAGACAGTATACTTTCAGAACTTAACCAACGACCATCAAGTGAAACATACGACCGCTCAATTTGAGCTTCTGCGAGAGCATTTCCATCACCAGATTGTGTGAGATCAACAGCAGGTAGAAACTCATAACCTTCACCTGGATTAGTGATTCTAATTTGTCGTATCTGTCCAGCAGTCGTTGAAGTTGAAGCACCAATTGTTTCTCCATCACCCATCAATGCAATAATTTCAACGTTCGCATTGGCCGCAGAAGTATTTGCAGAAGAAACTGTGATCGTTGGAAAATTATTTTGAATATATCCTTGACCACCAATTAAATAACGATCAAACACTCCAACCGATCTTTCTGTAGATGTACGACCAAATGCAACATTGACATTCAAAGATGTAGCCGAAGAAATAGAATTGACGTACCTTGGTTCAGAATTAATCATAATCTGAGAACCAATTTCTAATTCAGTATCAAATGCTGTTCCGTTACCCACAACCATAACATTACTTGATTGAGTATTTGCCGTACCGGTAATTCGTGATGGTTGAAATTCAACCTTTGTGATTGTACCATTAGAACTTACATTGGTTACTGCAGCTGCAGCACCAACACCATAAACACCTGATGGATTTGCACCAAAGATAATCTCATCACCAATTTCATATCCATCACCACCGTCATTGATTTGAATACGTCCCAATGAACCAAAAGTTTTGATATCAATAAATGTATTTGCAAGTGTTTCAATTTTTGCACCATCAGCATCAAAGATAGCGCCGTTCGCACTTACATCAGCAAAAAGAACCGTAACTGCGGTCATAGGGCCAATACCGGTTATTGTACCTTTTGAGAACGCATCGATCAATCGTGTTGCAACATTTTCTCCTGTCGGAATAACATTTGCTGGAAAACCATAATCAGATGCAGAAATAGAAACGTTTGCGTAAGTATCGATTACATCAGTAAAAACAGTAAATGAATTTGCAGAGTTGGCACCAGAAGCATCAACAGCTGTAACAGCGAGTGTAATTGTACCAGAAACATTTGACGCTGAGATGATACCACCAAGTTGAAATCCTGCACCACCTAGACCAACGTTTGCAGTATCAACAGCACCAGTAAAGATAGAATCAACAATTGCTTCTGCTTCGGTAACCGGTAATCCACCAGTAATAAGTACAGGATCACCAACGTTGTATCCTGAACCACCATCTAATACTGTGATACGACTGAGTGGTGAAACTGTTTCAGATCCAATTTGAATAAGAGTTTCACCGTCATCAGCAATAATATCTATTGTGACTTCTTCAGCATTAAGAAATGTACCAAGAAGTGTGTTTGTACTGATGTATAATTCTGTTGATGTTTGAATACCAATTAATCGTGGAATGGCTTTCTCAATAATGGCACTTGCACCAGAAGAAGAACCAACCACTCTACGATTATTCAGTAAACCTTCATTAAAGTTATCATAATAAACTTTAATTACAACACCATTAGCAGGAGCAGTATTAAAAATAATTTTCTTTGATTCTTTACGAACAAAAAATCCAGAAGTTGTCTCTACATCATCAAGATAAACGGTAACTTCTTCTTGGTTTACTTGTTGCGCCAAAAGAAAAGTTGTCTTTGTACCATCACCAGTATAAAATGAAAACTTACTATCATTAATACGCAAAACGTTTTCTTGTGTCCAATCACCAGCAGAAGCACGAAGAATGTTATTTCGTGGAAGTGTAAGCTCAACTTCTTGCCCATAAAGTAAGCGAAAAAGAAACTCAAAAGATTTTTCATTACCTCTTGCAAGATAAAGAGGTAGAACATTTTTAATTAAAAGTGCTTTATCTGTTATTGCATCTTGTGGTATGAGTGATGCAAAATTATTGATAAAACTTTCTTCAAATTCATTGATTGAAGTGTCAACATCAGAAACATTACGAAGAAATTTTGATTTTACTGTTAGATCATTATTTTGACTGTTTTGTTCTTGTTCAAGAAACTCATAATAAGCTTCAAGAAAAGAAATAAAAAGTGGATGTTCTTCCCGAACAAACTCAGGAACCTGATACTCAACAAGTAGTGAGGTTTTTAAATCTGTAGACATTAAGTTCTTATTGTTTCAACTTGTGTTAAAATCGAAGCCGTATCGGTTTCATCAATTGTTAAAATTGTACTTCTTGTTGATTCGATAATTGCATCTTCAGCTTCAACAGTAAAATAAAGAAGACCATCAGCAGTCAAGACAGACAAAATATTTAAATCATTAATTTCAATAACGCCAGAATCATAATTAATTGTGCCAATATTTGAATTAATGATTTGACGATTAGCATTTGTGTCAAAAAAAATGACACGCAAAGTACCAACTCTAGAATCAATAACCGGGTTTGCTGAAGCAGAAAAACCATCGCCAGTAATTGTAACTGTTGCTCGTGTATAGTCAACACCACGATTTATCATGCGTATTGAAATGATTCGCCCACTTTGAATAACTGCTTCAGCCGCAGCGCCTGTGCCATCACCAGAAATTGTTACCGTTGCTGATGTGTATCCATAACCAGCATTAAGAACTTCAATCGATGAAATACCAGTAAAAGATTGTGGCGTTTCTTCAATGAGCGCAGTTCGAATTGTACCTGTTGCATCAGCTACTCTAAATTCAGAGGTCGTAAGTTTATCAGTAACAGTACCACGGCGCAAAGGAACATTAAAATTAACAGTATAATTTGTAGCAGAACTAAGTGAAGGTATTACCCTTCTCTGCAAACGAACAATCGTTTCGGATCCAATGATTGCATTTGAATCAACACCGTCAATCGTATCTTGTAACCTTGAAAGTGAGAATGTACTGTTAAATTTGTTTAGATTTGTATTTCGATACAACAATATTGCATTTCTAATTTGATTTTGCAGAGAAGTTACTGTTGCAGTCGTTTTCTTTGGATCATACTTAACTGTGGTATCTAAAAGAATATAAAGAAACTCAGGATCACGAATCTCAGCATTTACTGATATGATGGCTTTTGGTTTTATGATCTCATCAATGATTCTTTGTTTTTCTGTTTCTGAAATATAATAATTTGCTTTTGGTTTTAAAGAAATTAAAACTTTACCATAAACTGGTGGAATCTCATCTTCACCACCCCAAATTGAAAGAGAATCAATACTTGGGTAATTTCTACGAATATAAGATTCATAATCATTCTTTGTAACCAAACGATTTTGTGTTACATATTGGAGTGGTGCTGAAAATCTGATTTCATCAACACTTTCTCGTAATGCACCACCAGCCGCATTGTCAACAACATCAATTGTAAAATCAGTAATTGATTCACCTAAAGTGTCAACCAAACCTTGTCTTGCAATAAACCCATTGGCTTTTTGTGCGGCCGTGCCATTTGATACGAGATAGGTAACAGAAACAATAGCACCATCTGGTATTTTTTTACCGATAATATCTTGGCCAAAATATATTTGAAATAGGCCGTTTCTGCCTTCTTGCAAAAAGAAAACCTCAGACGTTGCACTTACATCCAATAGTTCAGTAAATCTTGTATAGGTTGTCGTTGCACTATTTGAAGAAGATTCTGTAACTGAAACTTTAATTGTTGTTGTGTCAACACCTTGTTCTGGCAAAGTAAAAATTTGTTTTGGATTATCTTGTTCTGAATGTGAGAAATTATAAGTTACGAGTTGTCCCTCATAAATCTCAAGGTTCTCAAAAACAAATTGACTATTGGCTTTCGTTACAGTCGTATCATTAAGAACGACAAAGTTATATGCAACACCATCGATTTGATTTGAAAGAAATGAATATCCTTCTTGTAGTGTCAAAGTTGATGCGTCAGACGAAATTGAATTGGCAGTAAAATTAATTGTTGCGATTGGTGCTTTTTGAGAATACGGCGTGTAACCAAAAGATTTTGCATGAGAAACAACAGAATCACGCAACAAGGCAGTATCAAGAAATGCCTCATTGGCAACCATGTTCAAATAGTATGCATTGTAGTGTGTATTGTAAGCAAGAATGTCAAGAAGAACACTCAGGCCAGAACCATCAAAGTCATAATCAGTAAATTGACTTTGTTGTTGCAAGAATGTTTTTAGGTTTGTCTTGATTGTATCAAAATCAAGCTCTGTAACTCGTAATCGATCTGCCATTTTATCTGATTCGTTCTAAAAAGAAGTTTATTGTAACAGGATTTGGATTGTTGATGAGAAAGAATTCAACCTGAACATCATATCTATTTTGATCTGGACTTGGCCTAGCAATAACTTTTGATATGTCAGCTCTTGGTTCAAAGTTTCTTACAACTTCAGTAATCTCTCTTTCAATCTGAGCTGCTGTGATTGCATCAATTGGTTCAAACAACATTCTACGAAGATTACTACCAAGTGAAGGTTGAAATGGTCTTTCGTAGTGTTGAGTAAAAATGAGATTTTTTACTGAATTGATGATTGCGTATTCATTTGAAAAAGAGTTAACATCCTTACGAATAGGATGATTTGTGAAGTTAAGGTCTAAATCTCTAAAAGACCTTAGGGTAGGTATATCTACTGATTGTAGTGTAGTTGTCGTTGCCATCTTTTATTTATTTCAATCTCCAACAAAAACGTTAGGTGATCCACCTGTTGCTGTAGGAGCGCAATGGTCACCACCTAGAGGAACACAAAGACCATCTGCTGAAGCAGAATCGGCAACATTGACAACAGCAACACCGCCAATGAAAACATTTTTTGTTGCTGCAACCAAATTTCCATCTCCGTGATCGTTTGGATCACCATTGATCGACCAAAGTTTACCATTTACATAAACATTTTTTGCTTGAGCTGATACGGTTGCTGCACCGCAAGCTCTAGAATCCGTATCTCGATGAGCAGCTGCTGTCATTTTATGGGTTCAAATCAATTCTTGGTGCCTTGATAACCATATTACCAAGTGATTGTACAGTATATGTACCTTTGACAAAATGTGTAAAATTACCATCAACACCGATGGACATACTACCTCCAGAGTGTAAAGCCACATGACCGACAACATTTGCTTGAGCATTTCCATTAATTTGAGCATCAAAATTACCAATTATGTTTGCACTCACATAACCATTTACACCAAGAAATGCATTGCCACCTACATTTGCACGAAGGTTCTTGTCAACTCGCACATAAGCATTTTCACGCACATAAATCTCTGTGTTTCCTTGCACCGTCACATGAACATTACCCATCACATAAAGATGATCGTCCTTCAATATGATGGAATAATTATTCTTTGTAACCTTTTCTACTCTTGATCCTTCTGGTAGCCATTCTATAAAAGAGCCATTTCGGTGTGCAATATGAATTCTTTCTGATCCAAAAGTGTCATCAAACTCCATAATGTGACCAGATTCAGTTTCAACTGCGTTATTATATGGGTATTGAGAATTGTATGCTGTTTGTGGTTCGTCCCAAGTGTTGTAGATAATATTGTTGAATGATGGTACACCAACAACTCTAGTGTCTTTTCGTTCTTGTATAAATGTTTTTTGAATTGTTTCTGGGTCGTTTCGTGCCACTCTAGGTGTAGAAGGTTCATCTAGACGATTCGGATAAAGACCAGCAGATTGCGTTTCAGTTAAAATAATTCCATAACCATTTGCATGATATACTTTACTTGCTGGAAATCTTGGTGACGTACTAAGTTTTTCGTTGGATCGATTATCAGTAAATGCTTCTTGTCGATTTGGTGATTTTAATGGTATACCTGGAATAATTCCCATCATTACAGGCTCTTGTGCATTTTCACCATCAACAAAGAAACCAAAGACCATATCACCTTCTCTCGGCCCATAAGCATTAGAGTTGTTCAAAGGCATCGATGGCATTGCCCAAGGTAAAAATTCTGTAGGTAAAAGCACCTTATCTTCAGCGTGCCAACCTACGCAACGAACACGACAACGACCTAACTTGAGTGGGTCTTGTCTATCCTCAACAACACCAATCCACCAAGTAAATCCATTTTTACCAGCAAAATCTTTATTTTCTTCATCAACCATATGACAAAACCTCACTAGTTTGAGAAGAAACTGAAGATGGTATTACATCGTTGTCTGTTGATGTTGTTGCAACTTCAATAATTGTTTCGTGTTTATCGTATCCAATAATGTGTCTCGAACCAACAATGATATATTTACCACTTAAGCTCACATCATCATTGTCTGAACCTGGCTCTTTGATACCAAAAAATGGAGCTTTAACGGACACATTGAAACCAGAACTCAATTGAAAATTTCCTGGCATCGTAACTTTAATTCTTTTAGACATAAGATTTGAAAAAATTGCTTTTCTTTGAAATAAATAATTTTCTCTATCATCAATTTTTGAAAGAGAGTTTGGATCACGACTTTTGATATAGTTACTAAATTGTCTATTTGTTCCAAATATACTTACTGATTTTCTCGCATCAAAAGTATTTTCATTTGTTTCTCCAGCTCTATTTTGAATAACAGAAAAGTTTGGATTTTTATTACCATGACGCATACTAGAATAATGATCAGCAAAACTAACTGTCTTAGAATTTATTGTTCTTGTAATTGGATCAAAGCCAATGAATCGACCAGAATTGACGCCAGACCTAGTTTTTTCTATCATGTCGTTTTGTGTAACAACTTCAAAGCTTCTGGCGGTAGAAATTTCATCAAAAGCGTCAGAACCACTTAAATTTTTTGCTTCGAATTTAATTTCAAGTAAATCTTCTTTTACTAAAAGACCAGAGAGAGAAACAAAGTTATAACCAGCAATGTTTTGATAGAAAAGATAATTTGGTGAGTTTTGATTATCAACTGCTCGCCTAGCACACCACTCAATTGCTTCAAATGGTCTTAGATTAGGTATCACGATTCTTTTGATACCAAATGTTTCTTGAAAAAAACCTTTAAGGTCTTTTTTAGGTATTTTTAAATAATTTTCAAGAATTCTACCAACAATCTGTGAATAAACGTTTTCGTAAGCTTGATTTATTCTTTGTTGATCTGAATAAATGAGTTCATCAGAAACAAAGTTAAGTGTATACATTTCACTATTCAAACCTTCATTGGTACGATTCGCCTGTTTGTAAATACGAAATGATCTCTTATACGAAGCAATATCACTATTTTCATCTTTTGTAATATCAATAAGTATAGATTCAGATCCATCAAAACACTACCACTAATTACAGGCGAAAAAAGAGAATCAAAAATATTAATTTCTTCGTAGATGTTAGATATATCAATCGGTCCACCCTTACTCACAATAACCAGTTCATTGATTCTAAACTGAGTAGATTTTTGAATTTCAATACTCATGAACTAATTATTCTCTTAAATTCTTTTTCGACAGCTGGCGCAAATTCTTTTTTGAGTAACGTGATTTCTCTTTTTGCATCATTTAATTCAGTTTCATACTCAAAATAACTTCTTGTCGATCTGGTTACTCTTTCTGTTACTTGACTACCATTTTGTAAAGTATAGGTTGCTGTTGTTTGTGAAATGTTCGCATGTGTGTTTGCATCAATCTCAAGTTTCTCTGTAATTACACTACCATCAGCAGAAGTTCTTGTAATTGTTTTATAGTATGCTTGAACGTTACTTGGACTTAAAGCCCATTGAATACCTGTTTGAATAGTTGTGTTTGCTGCACCATTTGCTGAATATTTTTCGTTGACATACTTTACGAGATTTCTTTCTGTGAGTGGCCAGTCCCATTGTGGGTCAATTATATTATTGAAAAGCAAAACAACCCAATGTCTTTCAGAATTACCATAGTATTTGTGAGCAATGATTTCGGGTGTATCACTATCTTGGATGTTGTATTTGTAAAATGCCGCAGAATTTTCTTTGAGTGATTGTTCAAAAGCAAATCGAGAAATAATATTTGTGACAGTATCTAAACCTTTTGGTTTATTGTCGTTTGTATAATATGTCTTAGGATAATAGTTGAAAAATTTAGCCATTAACTTGTTCCTAATCTTTCAGATTGACTTACTGGTATATTTGTCATTCAGGAGCATCACTTTCAAAAGTCGCTGGATTACGAGTGCTGGTGGTAGCTGCATCCAAATTAAAATCTTTCTTAGTGAGATAAGTGACTTCTTGGAATTGAAGTGTCAATTGAATTGCAACAGGCATACCTGTTCGGCCTAGTTGTGGACCATTTTCACCTGGAACTTCATATGCAGCAAAACCATTTGGTGCATAATTAATATCAATGGATGTTAGAACACAAGTGGTAACACCAGGAATGTTTGGATTGAGATTACCACCGTAATAAAAACGAATGTCAAACTCTGATGGTGGAACTAAAAAACCTTCAGAACCAGCCAAAAGTTCTGGTGCTTGATGAAAACGAAATCTCTCTAAAATACTTTGAACCTCAAGAGCCTCACGCTCATCTCTTGGATAAAATGTAAAATCAAACTGAAATGTTCTAAATGCTGGAGATTTATAAACCATCTCAAGCATTGGATTGATTACACGACCTGTTGCAGCCAAAATAGCTTGACCTGTTTGACCGCTACCTAAAGCGTTAGCTACACCACGAATACCAAATTGTTTAGCTGATTCACCAGCTGTTTTGAGCACCGATTCTCCTGCCGCACTAGCACCACCCTTTTCATATGCTTCGAGGGCAGATTTACCTGCTGCAAGTGCTTGGCCACCTAACTCTGTACCCAAAGAAAGCTGATCGTAAGATTGTTGGTGTGAGTAGACAAGTGTATCTGGCATATACAGAGCAATTGCATCTGTTGTAAGTTTGGTAGTTTTTAGTAATCCTAAACGATTTCCTGTAATTGCTTTGAGTTTATTTTCAAAAACTGCTTGTGAAGCCGAGGAATTACCTCCAAAAGAAATACTTGATTGTCCAAAAGGATTGCTAACAGAGCCTAAACCAACAGCTTGTGTGATTTGATTAATACCAGAGGTGATTGAATTAGTAACTTTACTTAAAGCACTATTAATTTCATTTGCAACACTATTTTGTATGTCGTTTAATGCATTTTGAGCAGACAAACCACCTTTTGCAATACCAGAACCAGAATTTATTAGGTCATCACTTACTGTGCCTCGGCTAAAAGAAGTTTTTTCCTGTTGACGTATATAAAAGACCATATAGTGTCCTTTATCATAATTACCAACATCAAGTGGATAACGAAGGGTGCTTGTTGTAAACTGGCTCTTTACTAAATCACCAAGTGGGCCTCCTCTTGCTGGTGTGCCTTTGTCGAATGTAATGTCTGAGAAACCGAAGAACGCCATTAGTTTTCCTAAAAAGATTGACTAAGTAGTATTTATGCCTTATTCAGGACTATTCAAACCTAGAAACCCACAAAAATACAACGGAGACCCATCTAGGATCGTTTACCGGTCCTCTTGGGAGGTTCGTGTGATGAAGTATTTGGATGACAATCCTAACGTGATTTGGTGGGCCTCAGAAGAATTACATGTGCCCTATGTGTCACCAGTTGATCAAAAAGTGCATCGATACTTTCCAGATTTCATTGTTCGGGCAAAAATAAAAGGCAATAAAGAGATCACTTACATGCTTGAGGTCAAACCAGAGGCACAGACACAGATGCCTAAAAAAAGAAAAAAAACACAGAAATATATTAATGAAGCCATTACTTATGCGATCAACCAAGAAAAATGGCGTGCTGCTGATCTATTTTGTAAAGAACATGGTTGGCAATTCAAGATACTTACAGAAAGAGAACTCGGTATTTGAGATAAATAGTTGATGGCTTATTTACTCGACCGTATCTCAGAATCACTTGCAAAAGAAGGATTGACACCTAGAACCAACAAGGCACGAGCCTGGTTACGTTCTAAGGTTAAAGATTTGTCGGTGACATCCTCATCTTTAATGCGAGAAGATAGTCGGTTGAAAGATAAGTCGGTCATCGGTAAAATGTATTTCTACTTTTATGATCCAAAGTTAAAAGATTCGTTGCCATATTACGACAGGTTCCCATTAACTATACCAATGGAACAATACCAAAATGGTTTTCTAGGGTTGAACTTGCACTACATTCACCCAAAGCAACGAATCACTCTCTTGGACAAACTGAGTGAGACATTAAACAATGACAAGTATGATGAAACAACAAAGTTTCGTTTGAACTATGGTTATTTGAAAGCCGCATCAAAGATATACGAAGCAACACCATGCATCAAGAGGTATTTCTACACAAATATCATGTCGAGATTTTTGGAGATATCTGCTGATGAATGGGACATTGCTGCACTATTGCCAGCAGAGAATTTTATAGGTGCGACAACCAGTAAAGTTCATTTTGATTCAAGGAAAAAATACTAAATGTCATTCTCTCCAAACCTATTTCTTGCGAATATTCGTGGAAAAGATGGTCTTGCAAAACCAAATCGTTTTGAAGTCATTCTACCAATTCCACCTTATGTGAATCAATTTGTTGGCAACTCTATCTTAGAAAAAATTCTAAACTTTCCAAACTCTATTTTTGGAACGGTGACCGATGCCATCAACTCAGCTCTTGGCCGTGGTGGCCAACAAACTGACGAATACTCAAAAACATCAAATGCATCATTGTCGAGATATCTAGCTTTGCAATGTGAAGCTGCTGAATTACCAGGTAAAACATTTGCGACAGCTGATGTTAAGATTTATGGACCAACCTTTAAAGTACCTTATCAAACACAATACGCCGATACAACATTAACTTTTCTGTGTACCAATGAATTCTACGAAAGAAAATTGTTTGAACGTTGGATGGAATCGGTCATGCCTACGGATACAAACAATTTGAGATTTCCAAAAGGACAATCATCTCGATACCTCACGAACATCAAAATTATTCAGTATGACGAATTTATCAAACAAATTTTTGCAGTAGAACTCATGGATGCTTTTCCAATCGGTGTAGCACCACAAGCACTAAGTTGGTCTGAAGATGGTTTTCATCGTCTATCAATTCAGTTTGCTTTTCAAAAGTATCGTGTTGTCTACAATGGCAATTACAATATTGGTGCTGCAGCAACGGCTCTATTTGGTTCTGCGGCCACCAGATTTTTTCCAGTAGGAAGTGCTTTCTAATTATAATCAAGCGAGGATATTATGTTACCTAAAATCGATGTACCAATTTATTCTGTCAATTTGATCTCGACAGGAAATCCTGTTCGTTTTCGTCCTTTTTTGGTCAAAGAACAAAAACTGTTTCTTATGGCTTCTGAATCAAATGATGCAAAAGAAACACTTAGTACCATTCGTCAAGTTTTAAAGAATTGTATTCTTGATGAGATTGATGTTGATGGTTTACCAACATTTGACCTTGAATATCTTTTCATGAATCTTCGTGCGAGGTCTGTAGAAGAAGTTGTCAATCTGCGATACAAGTGCAATAATACCACAAAAGATGAAAGTGGTGAGGAAAAGAAGTGTACTGGTGTGGTTGAATTCGATCTAAACCTTCTAGAAGTTCAACCATCAAAGAATCCTGAACACAAAAATAAAATTCAACTGACCGAAAATCTTGGTGTTTGTCTCAAGTATCCTAATTTTGAGATGCTTGAAAAATACGATGATTTAAATGTCAATGATGTAATGATTCGTATTTTGGTTGATTGTATCGACTATCTGTACGATAAAGAACAGATTTATTATGCAAAAGATACACCAAGACAAGAACTGGAAGAATTCGTTGACAATCTTCAACAAAAAGATTTGGAGAAGTTTAAAGATTTCTTTGACACCATGCCCGAAATCAAAAAAGATGTTCACTTCAAATGCCCAAAATGTTCATATGAAGAAGACATTACGATTAAGGGTATGCAAAGTTTTTTCGTCTAATTTTTCGTTATGATACTCTCGGTAATTACTATCAGACAAACTTTGCGCTAATGCAGTATCACAAATACAGTTTGACTGAGCTTGAGAACATGATACCGTGGGAAAGAAGCATCTATGTAAACCTTCTTGTGAAACATTTACAAGAAGAAAAAGAACGAATAGAGTTACAAAAACAAACTAGAAAACGATAATGGCAGATTTCGCATCCAGATATATTTCAGAAGTAGAATCGGGCAAAGGTTTTGTCGGTGGTGCAGGTCGTGCTGCGGCTGGCACAATGAAAGACATTGGTAAAACATTCTCTAAAGATAACCTTGTTCGGTCATTCTTTGGTGGTGATGATATCATCTCTGCTGCCATTCGTTCTCAGTTTGGTGTCAAAAAGAAACCATCAAAAGAAAAACCAGTAACACAACCAGAAAGAATAGATTCTGGAAAAACTGGTGGTGGCGCAGTCATTGATGTTACGACTATGAAAATCATTGCCAAGAACTCAATGTCTCTACCTGGTATTGCAAGAGACATGAATGTTCTACGACAAAATCTTCAAAAGTTGGTGAAGATATTGGGTGACAAAGGTACAAAGGCTGCGACTGGTGCTGATGCTCAATTTCTTAAAGAGAGTGAGAGAGAAAAGAAGGTAGAAGTCGAATCTGAAGAAGAACGATCAAAAGACATTGATTTTTTCAAAACAGAAGATGCTCGTGAATCTGCAATGGAGGATCGTGGCGGTGACCAAAAGGCCACTATAATTTCTGGTGAAAAACCTGAAGAAAAGAAAGAAGGTGGTTTTCTTGGTTCTTTCATACCTGATTTTGCAAAGAACTTTATATCCGGTTTTAAGAAATTATTTACAGGTGGAAAACTCACGAAGATTTTAGGAAAAGTTTTCTCTAAAGTATTTCTACCATTGACAATCATTGCAACATTATTCTCTGGTATCACAGCTGGTTTCAAAAAATATCAAGAGACAGGAAGTTTCAAAGATGCCATCGTTGCAGGCCTTGGTGGTATGTTAGATTTCATCACCTTTGGTCTTGTTGGTGAAGACGAACTCAAGAATGTTTTTGATAGTGTGTCATCGTTTCTTGATCCAATCATGAACAAGATATCTGAAATATTTACAGGCATCAAAAACTTCTTCATCAAACTATTTGGTGGCACCGTTGAAATAAAGGACGACACACCAGCAAAAATTGATAAAACGAAACCAGCAATGCCTGATACAAAAGAGTTTTTACCAAACAAAGAAAAAGCAGAAGCAGCTAAAGCTGAAATGATGAAAACGGCTGGTCTTGATCCAACAAAAGAAGTTGGTGAAAAAGACATAACAGCAATGGCAGAAAAAGCAGGTGTACCAAAAGGTGCAATGGGTGACCTCAAAGGTATTCTTGAATCTGGTAAGACCGGTGGTTTTGGTGCGATGTTAGAAAAAGCAAAAGAGTTTGAACAAAAATATCCTACGCCACCACCAACACCAGAATCTCCTGTACCTCTTACTACTGAAGGTATACCACTTGATCAAGCACAACGAAACTATGATCTCAACATGGCACTTACAGGTCGTGCTGCTGGTGCTCTAGGTGTACCACTTGAAGCACCAAAAGAACCAACACCGGCTGAGGCAATGCCTGCACCACCACCGCCATCACCTTCACCAGCACCTGCATTGTCAAAAGAAGAAAAGATAAAACAATTAGAAGATCACATTGAAAGAAACAAGAGAAGATTTGCAAGGCGAGAAGAAAGTGCTAAGAGACATATTGAAGGATTTTCAAAAAGATATGCAAACGATCCAGAGAGAGTAAAAGAACTCAAGGATGATTATGATGCCACACTCAAATCAGAAAAGGCAGAAATGGAGGCAACAAACAAAGGATTTCAAAATGAAATTGATGCCCTAAAATCTTCTGATGGTGGTTCGGTATCTGCACCAGCATCACCATCAACCCCATCTGCACCTTCAGCTACACCCTCAGGCGGTGGAGGAGGCGGTGGGACCGTTTCTGCCAGTGCTTCTGATACTGCGCCAGCACCTATTACAGCAGAGCCTCCTACGTCTGGATCATCATTGTCTACCGCATCATCTGAAGTTGCCGAAGCACAAAGAATGGAATCTGCGGCAGATGTTGGGTCTATGGTCAACGCTCCAGTTACCAATAATACAACAGGAACAATGGGTCAACAACCAAAGAACCAAACAGCAAGCGTGTTTAATGAAGACCTTGCGAATATTCTAGGTGGTATTAAAATTTAATGGCACTCATACCAGATTCACTCAAAGAATCAATCAAATCTAAACTTCCTTTTTCTGGTGGTGAAACCAAAGAAGAATCTTCACCAACACCAGATCGAAGTGTCAAAGAGTTTCAAATCAATGCAAAAATTATTGCAAAGAATTTCATGTCTTTGCCTGGAATTGCTCGTGACTTAAATGTTGCTCGTCAAAACGCACAACAGTTGGTCAAGGTCATGGGTGGAAAAGCCGCAACAGGTGCCGATGCTCAATTTCTCAAGGCATCAGAAAGAGAAAAGAAACTTGCTGTAGAATCTGAAGAAGAACGAGCAAAAGATTTAGAGTTTTTCAAAAAAGAAGAAAAAGAAGAAGCTGCAGCACCAACACAAATCATTACACAAGAAAAACTCAAAGACGAAAACAAACCATCAACGATATTTGACAAACTAAAAAAATATCTGGCACTTGGCGCTCTTGTCACACTTTTTGTTGTAACTTTTTTTGATGATTTTGTAGCGAAAGTCAAAGAGTGGGCAAATAATCTTTGGACAACTATCAAAGAAAAATTTGATGAGTTTGTTCAATACATGAGAAATTGGTTTGATGAAACCGTTCAGCCAATCATTGAAAATGTTAAAGAAATATTCAATAAGGTCATTGAAAAGATATCAGCATTTTTCACTTCGGTGGGAGAATGGGTTGCCGAGAAATTTGCAAAGATAAAAGAGTTCTTTGAACCTGTAGTCGAATTTATTAAGGGTGTCTTTGATAAGTTTATGGGTGTAATTGATAAGGTAAAAGAAGGTTTTCAAAAGTTTAAAGATTTTATCAAACCTTATGTTGAAAATGCACTAGACACTCCGATAGTTAAATACTTACCTCCAGTTCTTGCTTTAAAAGCTCTTACTGGTGCAAAAAGTCCAGAAGAAAAAAAAGAAGAAAAAAAGAAACCTGTACCTGTTACACCTGGTTATGAAGAAGGTGCTGCGGCAGATGCAATGATTAGTGGTATAGAAGACGAACCTTACATACCTGAACCCGAAGCGCCACCACCAAAACCGTCTCCACCTAAACCGCCTGCACCGACACCAGCGCCAACACCAGCACCGCAAGAGGGCGTATTAGTTGATTCTGAAGGTAGACCTGTTCAAACTGGATTTGGTGAAGATATCCGAACTGGTGAAATAGAACCACCAGCACCGATACCAACGCCAGCACCACCTCCTGCGCCAGCACCCGCAAGGCCTTCTGTTGCGCCTACACCTGCGCCAGCGCCAAAGCCAATTACTGAACAACCACCGGCACCAACAGGAAAGGCCGCAGAAGGTCCAGAAAAACAGATTGGTGGATCTCTTACTTCTGTGGTATCGACACAATCTGGTGTTGATATGTCTGGTTTGCATCCAGAGTTTCAGAAACGACTGACAGCAATGGCAACAGCCTTCAAAGAACAAACTGGCAAAAAACTTCTTATTACATCAGCCTCTCGTAGTAATGAAAAACAGGCTGAGTTATTCAATGCAAAACTCAAAGAGTTCGGTGGTGATCGTGCCAAAACAAGAAAAATGGTCGCAGAACCAATGCCGCCTCTCGGCAAAGGCAAGGGCAGTTTTCACCTCAAAGGTCTTGCAATTGATATCAATTCAAAAGGACCAGCAGGCATCAATGTTCTCGCCGGTGACCGAGAGAGTCCTACAGGTTGGTTAGAGAAGTTTGGTCTTACACGACCTGTTGCAAAAGAAAACTGGCACATTCAACCAATTGGTACTTTACCTACTGCGGATAATCCTGTCAACCCAGGAGCACCAACTCTTGTTGCAGGTAAAGATGCCAAGCCAATGAATCTTGCAGAAGGAAAAAAAGAAAGTATTGGTCAACCAGAACCAACATCATCAGCACTATCTGGTGGTGATGTTGCGGCTGCTTCGAATGATTTGGCTGCTAGTCAGCGAGGACAACAAAAGCCAACAACACCAATTGTCATTAATTCACCAAAAACTACAAATACTGTGGTTCAAAACAATATGCCACCACCGACTGCACGATCAAAAACTGATTCTGGCAAAACATTGATGAACAGAGTTACATAAAAAAACACCCGCCGAAGCGGGTGTTGAGCACTTGCATGGGAATTTAGTTTTGTTCAGCGAGTGACTTGAAGTAATCTAAATCTTCATCGTCTTCTGAGTTACTAAAAGACGGAACATCTTCTTCAAGCACAGCAGATTCAGCCTTGGTCTTAGGTGCAGGTGTACCTTCAAAACCAAGAACTTTATCAAGGCGTGACTTCAACTGTTCAAACGACTTGAAGTTTCTTTTCTCAGTAAACTCTTTGAGAGAGAATTCTGATTTCCAGAGTTCTTCAAGTTTATCATCATCACCATCAAAGAGAGCTGACTTATCAGCAAACTCTGATTTATCATAATTACGATAACCTTCAACATTACGAATCTTCAGTTTAAAGTTTGCGCCTTCCCACATGTCAAAAGGATTGACAGGTGTTTCATCAGCAAATTCTGGATTCATTGCTTCAGTAATCTTATCAAAGATTTTCTTACCGAACTTGAACAATTTAACTTGACCTTCATTTTCAGGATTTGAAGGATCAGAAACGACAAGAATATTAGCAACGTAAGACAGTTTGCGTTTCTGTTTACGAGCAATGTCTTTGTTTGCTTCGATGCCAGAATTCCAAAGCGTGTTGTTGTGTTCGCAGACAGGACACTTTTCATTGAGTGTAGTCAGACAGTTATCAATGAACCAACCGCCAGGACCTTGAAATCCATGCGAGAACACACGAACCCAAGGCAACGCCTCATCACCATCAACAGAAGGTGCTGGCAGAAAACGGACGATTGCCATGCCATTACCAGCCTTATCGACTTGCGGTTGCCAGAATCGGGTATCGTCTTTAGAACCAGCCTCAGAATTGGACTGGGTAGAAGCTTCAATTGCCTTGGTGAGTTTATCCAATGAACTGCGATTGCGCTTCAAATTTGCAAAACTACTCATAGTATTTCCTTTCGTATAACGGAGTATGAACGATGTATAAACGACTTATCCACAAAAAACATAATATCATGTATTTAGTAGAGATTCAAGCTTTTCTATGGTAATATTCACATCTCTGTGAAGTATGCCGATACCACCAGCAGCATTGAATGAATCGATAATTTCTTTCGTATCATCAATTAATACAACATTTGGTTTGGCATATTCGGCCTTGAATTTACGGCCTGGCACGATGTTTATTTTATAGAAAATGCCGTGTGTTCTTAACCAAAAATCTTTCTGTTCAACAACTTCAAAATGAAATTTAGGACCACCAGAAGAAGATAAAATCTCTACAGTCACATTCTTAGATTGAATGTATTTGAGAAGTTCTTGACCACCTGGAAACCAATCTAATGTTTCGAAGGCACGCTTTTTGACAAATTGAGGCCATTCATCATTAAAGTTTTTGCGATCACGAACTACTCCTGATGGACCACCAAAGAGTTCTGCCCATCTTGATTCAAAGTTGGTCAGCACGCCATCCATATCTAAGTAAATTTTTTCAATCACGATATTACCTTTTTCAAAATCAATTTATATTTTACTATATCAGCAGGCAGAAATGCGGTAAACTTCAATGCCTTTCTTCGGTAATCTGGCCAAACAATCGTATCGGTAATCTTGTTTGACCAAGATGGTATGAAGTTGAGTATCTTATTCAGTAAGCAGAAGGTTTCAAAATGTGTAACCTTTTGTCTGGTCTTTTCAAGAAGTATGGGATGCTCACCATTTGTCACTCGCAAAACATCATTTGGATTCTGCCCATCGAACAGCTCACGACAATCATTTTCAAAAATATACGAGAGTGATTGCATGACCTTTTGGTGTTTCAAATGAATTGTTTCGGCTTCAGGTTTTAATAACTTACCAATCCACGACTGATCATCTTCTAGAAAATTTGCAACAACAAACAAAATCAAATCATCTTTCTGTGCAAATCTACGAGAGAGTTTGTAAAAGTGATATTTGTCTTTGCGATTCTCAAACGAGGTCACAGAGACATTTGATTTACCATTATATTTGAAGTAATCAAATGAATCTTGTGTGAAGTGAAGTTTGAGTGCTTGATATGTTGTGAATGTTTCATAACCAGTCATATAGGAAGGCGATTACCTTTGTCTTTCAGTAAATTCAAATTGGCAGCATCTTCATGTATCTTTGCTTTTAGATTTGAGGTGATCAACGTAGCTGCCACCTCAATCTCAAGGCCTGTTTCTTTACAATATTGGACAATGGCTTCAATATAATTGTAGTCAGTATTTGAAACCATTCCCTCAATTGTAAGAGAGAACTTTTTCATTTCATCTTTAGTCGGCATATTGATTACGATTACGATAAGCACCACTTGGGCATGAAGGGTCAAAACATTGATGTAGCTCCATTACCGATATTGGTAATTTGCAGAGAGAACAATTTTCATTTTCAAAATCAAGATTTATTTGAAAGTCATCTTCGGTTGCAACTGTAAGTGTGGGGCCTGCAGCACCAAAATCAAAGTCGATTTCAGATTCATTTGATACGAAAACATCACCAAATATATCTTCTTCTGATTTTTTACTGTTTTGACGAATCAAATCATCTGCAATGTGTGACATAACGGATGTGTCAACTTCATCATCTTCAACATCATCACTTTCATGTGGCACAATATCAACCACACCATCAAAATGAAAGCCAGAGCCACGCAGAAACATTTCAAAGTTTTCAAGCATTGTTTCTAATGTGTCTGCACGAAATTCTGTAGTATGTTTTGATGCAATATTATTTTCATCACCAAAATCGTTGTAGTTAAAATGTTCACAAGTAAAAGTATAACGAGCCATAATTAAAACCTTTCAATTATTTTTTAGGAGTAATAGATTGTAACACAATTTCGTTCTTTCGTGCGGCAAATGCAATGCAAACAGGATCGTCACCTCTTGCATACGAACAACGAACGGAAAGTGGATCAATTTCTTTTGCGATGGCATCTTGAATATTCTTTGCCATCAAAACTCTATCGTTTACATGATAAATAGAAAGGCCTAATACACTTGCTGCAACAACAACCGTCAAACAAGCAATTGCTAACTTATCAATACTAATGCTTTCTTCAATACTCATGATTCTCTCAATCTATAAAAAATGTGTGTACCAATAACTGCAACTTTGTCCATTCTTTTTCCCCAGCCAGGTGAAACATAATCGGCGTGATAGAAAAGTGAACCATAACTAGGATCATTTAGTTTCTCATGATTCGCATAAACAAATGTTGCAATGTCTATGATTTCATTATACTTCAAACTACCCTCACCTGTCAAGAGATGTTTTGTATATTGCCCTTTTGGTTTTGCCTCACAGTACCAAGAAAATTGGCAAACAGTTTTTGTCTTCTGTTTGACCACATCACAAATATTGTTCGGAAATAAATCAGAATGAACACGATTCAATGTGACAAAGGCAACTGCGATTTGACCTTTGATTGATTCATTACGAGCCTCAAAGTAAATATTGTTTGCAAGACATAATACTTGCCTTTGAACCTTTGGTGTTAAGTGTTCAAAATTTGCATTGATGAATACTGTCTCAGGTTTTGATTGTTCATTTGTTATGATCTTATTATCAGCCAAACCTAATGTCGAGAATACTATCAATACTGCTAACATTGCAGCAATTGAAAAATACTTCAGCATGGTTACTCCTTATTAAAAGAGAGGCCGAAGCCTCTCTAATCCATCAAATTTTCTTCGTTTTGACCTCTGAAGAAATGCTAGAAACAAAAGCATTTAATGACGTTGCTTTTGCGATAACATCTTGCTCTGATGGATATAGTGGAAGTTGTGGTTGATCTGGTATGGATGTTCCAGATAACCTGGCGTTCTCGGATGATACTTGCCAATTGTTGTGTGATACTTCTCGCTTTGCAAAATAATCTTGTTCAAGCATATCTTTTGCAAGTTTTAAGAGTTCCAATCGGATCTCAAAAGGTGTCATATTAGACATGGTAAATCTCCTTAGTGTGTTGTGTGTGTACCGGTCGAAAGATTCGACCAGTTTAATATTTATATCACCAATGGCGTATTACATTGGCGATAATGAAAAAACAAGTAATCACATGAATTATAACCCAAAAGGTTTTGAGAAATAAAGCAACTCTTGCTTCTTTAACAGTAAGAATTGGAACATCTGGCCGGTCATCATCGGTGTGACCCATTAAATGACCGGTGGCCCGAGCCCAAATTTTTTCAACCGTGTTCAATCCCAAAGATTCCTATAGTATTTGCCAAATAATCTTGTACCGTTATTAATTCGGTTATGGTGTTTTTCATAACCCTTCACATCAAATTTTTCACCATGATAAAATTCTTTATCATTATCATAATCACAGAGTTGTTCAAAGGCCCAAATCATTTCATCGAGTACCCAATCCCAGCGAGCATGAATATCACGGTCACCTTCTTTGACTTCATGTTCACGGTAGAAATCAAAACATTTCTGGTCATCCCATTCTTCGGTTGAATCGCACCGTAGATATTCTGGCACATCTTCAAGGTCAACAATACCAGAACCATGTTTGTGTTCTTTCAATTGTTTGAGCATTGGCAGAATGATTGGTGCCAATGTTGAGTCCATGTTCCAAGTATCCCAATAATCAATCTTCACATAATCAATTTTTGGGTGAACAATGTCAAGAAACTTTTGAAAACCAACACAAACAGGTTCTAAACGGTCAACCCATTTCTGATATTTGTTTTTTGGATTGTCTTTGAGATTATAGATTACATCCTTGTCTTTCTCCCAAAAACAAACCTTTTCAAGTATTGTGTATGGAGAAAGCCAATGATTGCGATATTTGTTTATGTAGATTTTCATGTCAAAAATAATGTGTAAAGGCCTGCACCAATAATTACAGCACCAATTGCTTTGAGTAAAAAGGCAGTAATGCCACGAAAGACAAACATCAATAAAACAATCAAAATAACAAGAACAACATCCATTTTATCACCTTGGTTGATTTTGTCAACCGTAGGATTTAAAACTTGTTCTTGAATTTCTTCGACTTTCTTTTCAAGTTCTTTTACTTCAAAAGGCATTACGTTCTCCACATGTTCATAATATAGTGCCGACTGCTTGAGTAATAAGGTGCAGTCGGCGAAACCTCATCTTACTGACTAAGCAGCAAGAGCGAATAACTCATCATTTGCGGTTATTTTAGTTTGCTTCTTCGGCCGAGTTGTCTCAACCCTAACGGCTTTAGCATTGCCGATTCTCCAGTTCTCTACTCATCTGCCCTGTCGAAACCAGGTCTGGCCCATCATAAAGATACTAAACAAAATCATATGTTTTTTTAAAAATGTCTTTGTCGCAAATATAAAGTTCTCCGTCAATACCTTTCATAAGATAATCACCTGCTTTTCCTTGCTTATAATTACCCTCTAAAGTATCAACTCTAAAATCTTCATTTATTTGCTTGGCATGAACGATAATTGGTTTTTTCAAGCAACCTCTCATACCATCGACATTCTCAAAAGTTTCATAGGTTTTCATAACTAATATCCTTATGGTGGACCAGGAGGGAATCGAACCCTCGTCCAAAACATCTTTCAACAACCTTCATCGAATACTTCAATAATACTCTATTTATTCTTGCCTGTCAAGTGTTTTTTACATTATTGCCGAATTATCAATGAAAGGCTGTATGTTTCGGCCCATAGCAGTCGCACAATAATTATTATCGCCTCTTTTTTCGGCAATTGTCCATGAAAGGGTACTTGGGTTCATAAACATAACGGTAGGGTAAGCTTCAAAAAGTTCCATCTTTTTGTCTACAGGTCGCATTGTAGTCATCGTCAAAAATGGAACTTCACCATATCTT